TCTTATTACTATGAATTCTAAGACAGTATTGCCTTGACCTGGATCCCAGAATTCATAGTAATAAGAGTTACCACGTGTTTCTGTTGTCTCCGGAAGAACATAACTGATTAATTCTGTTCTTGCTGTTGATAATACTGGAGTTGCTATATTTGGTACTGATGCAAGTTCAAATGTAAAGTTGAAAGCAATATTACCAGAAAACGCACTGATACCAGTAACAACGAATCTACCGTTGTATTCAACTTCAGATACACCATCAATAATAACTTCACTTCCAACTTCAAGACCTATAATACCATTAGTAGTTCCTACATTTACTGTGGTTGATGGATTAACGCCATCGCCCGAAGAAATGAAAAGAATAGATGAGTTGCTGATTTCTACAAAGTTTCCGTTAGTTTTCCAATCAGGAGGAACACGAATACCCGACTTCAGAACAACAAAACCTAAAGAGTCACGTATCTCCTCTGTTTCATAATGATGAATACCTGAATATAAGTTTTCATAAGAACCATATTTTTCTAACATTACCTTATCAAAAGTTCTTTGCGTCATAGGCCATTCTGATTGGATATTCAGAATGTTATTTGAAAGAAGAACTATCCAGTCTAAAGTATCATCATTGTAGTACTTAAAGGCAACATTATCAGGTCTTTCGTTACCAATGATTGAATACTTCTCAAAGAAGTTTAGATTGCCGAAAATATCATCGCGAAGTTTTCCACGTTTGAAGAAATTCTTTACGGGTACATAGTCAGAAATATTCTGTTCGTCAGTATTTCTACTGATGTACTCAAAGTTAGGTACTTGTCTGAAGTATGGTTTTGCCATTTTAGTATCCTATGGGGTGATCTTTTCCTTCACCGGTGAGATAATCTCTATCATAAACTGGGGTAAGTTCTTGGAATGATAACGTCATAGTATAGGCAATCATTGTAGCCTCATCATCACTGTAAGTCATATAACTTCCTAGGGGAGTATAATCAACGGAGCAATTTGTAAGAGCACATTCTTTGATTAAATTTATTGACCGGTGTTTGGTTGTTCTTCCTTTTTGATATTCAATTTTAAAGATGTTAGGTGCTTTTAAAAATAAACCATTATCTCCAACACTAGACGACATATTTTGTTTAAAGTATTTTATAATTTTTTTAATAATTATTGCTTCTGGTCTATTTCTAGCAGACATTTTAAAGGTAAAATTGAAAGGTCTTAACTGTGGACCTTGAAATAATAACTCTAAGTTTGGATTAAGGACTTGTCCATCCAATCTGGAAAGAAGGTTATTAACACCAACTGCTTGTCCGGCAAGATAAGTTCTTACTGCTTGCGATTCTTTTTTTAAGGTATTCATAGCAGCAGTAAAAGTTTTTGCTACCTCTTGTTGCAATTGCTCCATATTTTCGTTTTGCATCAGAGATAATGATAACTGAACTGCTTTCAATTCAATTGGATTCAATGTATCTCCTTCCCATCCAACGGAATTTTGATCTGTGATTGGAGACTGAATTGGTAAAAATACTGGTATATCTGCTATTTCGTAATTTGGTTTGATTGATTCAAATTGCCCTGAAGTATTATCTGGTAATCCTCTTGGAACATATTTTAATGCCTGAAATTTAATTCTATCTTGCTCGGTACTTCCAAGATCTTCGGGATACACCAACATAGCAGCAGTAAGTTCAGTACCCGTGGTCGGTTGAGTTATCGGAGCAGAACCGCCTTGTTGATCCGAATTTGGTGCTGCTGTCTGAGTAGGACCACCACTTGCCTGAATTATAGAATTGCCGATTGTTGATCTATATCCCTGAGAATTCTGTGCTAAATTTCTATTAAATTCTTCCGAGGCAAATGTAGATGATTCAAGAATAGTATTTCCGTTCTCTACAAAATAATCAGCGTAAATCGTCCTGGTTCCATCGTCATTTATACGATAGACTTCTCCACTTGTATTTGTAACAGGTACTGTAACGTATCTTCCCTGAGTATTCGGAAGAAGATATGGGGTTGATTCCGCCATTATAGACTTTTTAACTATTTAGACCCTTAAAACAAATCTTCTTCAGTAATAATTTTAAATTCTAATAGTCTATCTTTACACCATTCCTCAGCAGCTTTCCACTTCGCTTGATTCACTGCATAAGTTCTACACTCGTTCAAGTATGTTTTAGTTACTCTTGATTTTTTCTTCGGAGCAACAGTTTGTTTTTTTGGTTTTACTTCAATTACGTATGTTTTAATATTTCCAGATTGCTCTTTTACTTTAATTAAGTAGTCTGGAAAGTACCGATGAATTCTATTATCCACTGGTGAGATATACTTGATACAAAATTCTTCTGATGCCCAAGAAACTATGTCTGGATTATGATCACAATAATAACAAAACCGCCTTTCCCAACTACTTCTACAGACGATATTGTTTGGATTCCCCTGATACTTTTCAGGATGCGATGGTTTATAGATGCTCTTTATACTTTCCGCCATTACGTCGCATACATAATATATAAGCAAATCTATTTATAAATCGTGGCTAGATTCCCGGTAACTTCATCCGATCAGTTTCAAAATCCTGAGTTTGGTGTTGATCCGAGTGTGCCTGGATTGCCTGGATTAGATCAAAATCCACTTGGACCAACTCCAGCACCTGGTGTTCCAAATCCTACATCTTCTACGCCCGGTGATTCGCCATCATCTTCATCTGGTGGTAGTCCAACTCCATCTATAGTAAGTAATTTTAAAGTTAAGGCACTTCTATTAAATAATGCCTTAACATCTCATTATGTGTGTAAATTTCAACCACCTGGACCTGCGTTAGCGTTTATACAACAAGGTGGAGTTAATTATAATAACCCCACGAGTCAAGAACTCATTGAACTTTCTTGTTCTGAGGCATCTCTTCCAGGGTCCTCAATGATGACGAACGAAATCAATGATGATCATACTGGAGTTACTGAAAGGCACGCATACAGAAAACAATATGATGATAGAATTGATTTTACTTTTTATGTAGATCGTAATTATGATATTATAACTTTCTTTGAAAGGTGGATTTCTTACTGCGCTGGGGAAAATTTACAAACTGCTTTAGAAACTAGAAATTATTTTTATCGTGTAAATTTTCCAAATGATTATCAAACAGATGCTTTATATATTACTAAATTTGAAAGAGATGTTTTTGGAACTGCTTTAGAATACAAGTTTATCCGAGCGTATCCGATTAGTATTACATCAATGCCTGTTTCTTATGATTCCTCGCAACTATTAAAATGTACGGTATCATTTACATATATTCGTTATGTGAGAAAAGTAGTGAAGGCAGGTAGACCAACAGAACCTGGACCAACACCAGTACCAGGACTTCCATCTATAGGAAATCCAAATGTTCCTTCGACTCTTCCCGCAATTCCAGAATTCACAAATCCAGTGTTTGGTGGACCTGCTGCAGGAATTCCTTCGTTTGGAGGATCTCCACTTGCTCCACAGAGTACTGCTCCTGGAGTTCCTTCTACGTTACTTGGACAACCAACTGGATCTGGTTCAGCCACTTTAGTTAGAGGAAACAATTCGGGATCTCAGAGAACATCTGCAGGATCTCAGAGAACATCTGCAGGATCTCAGGAGTTATCTAGAGTATCAACGCAAACTGCATCAGAACCTAATTACAATAAAAATGCTGGAACTGGTGCTGTTGCTGATAACCCCAGTATATCTTTATTCTAAGTCCCAATAAACTAAAATAAATAAACCAGATAGTATTAATTGAATTTTAAAATGGTATTACCTCGCATTTCTACACCAACGTATGAACTTGAACTTCCATCTACCGGACAAACAATTAAGTATCGTCCATTTTTGGTAAAGGAAGAAAAACTTTTGGTTCTCGCTTTGGAATCTGAAGACACCAAACAAATTACTACAGCAATTAAAACTGTTATTAAAAACTGCATTGAAACAAAGGGTATTAAAGTAGAAGCATTACCTACTTTTGATATTGAATATTTGTTCTTGAATATTCGTGGAAAATCAGTCGGTGAAGAAATTGAAGTCAATCTTATCTGTCCTGATGATGAGACTACTACAGTTCCTGTAAAAATCAACGTTGATGATATTAAGGTTCAAAAGAACCCGGATCATAATAAACAAATCAAAGTTGATGATTCGATTATGATGGAAATGAAATATCCATCACTGGATCAATTTATTAAGAGTAACTTTGATTTATCCGCTGATAATACAATGGATCAATCATTTGATTTAATTGCTTCTTGTATTGATAAGATTTATACGGAAGATGAAGTTTGGGCTTCTGCTGATGTTTCTAAGAAAGAAATATTAGAGTTCTTAGAACAAATGAATTCCACTCAGTTCAAAGATATTGAAAAGTTCTTTGAAACAATGCCTAAACTATCTCATAAAGTTACTATTAAAAATCCAAATACTGAAGTTGAAAGTGAAGTTGTTCTTGAAGGGTTATCAAGTTTTTTCGCGTAAGTATGAGTCACATGGACTTGGAGAGTTACTTCAAGTTAAATTTTGCCCTGATTCAATATCATAAATGGAGTCTTACTGAAATTGAAAATATGATGCCCTTTGAAAGAGACATCTATACAATTTTATTAAAGCAACATATAGAAGAAGAAGAGCAAAAAGCACAACAGAGAGCAAATGGTTAGTAATCCAAGTAACAAAGTAAAAACCGAAGCAATCGATGAAGTAATTTTACGGTTACTTGGATTAAATCCTGGCGTTGAATTAGATTATCAGACTTATTTTAATATATTAAAAAAGAAATTAGCAATTGGAAGATTAGTTGGTAAAGAACTTCCAAGAGAAGAAGACGAACTTTTAAGGGAAGAACTTAAAAAAGTTCGTGCAATAAAAGATAAAGGATTAAGATTTAAAGTTAAGACATCAAAAGCAAAAGTTTCTGCTGGTACTACTGGTGCTGGTGTTGGTGGAGCATCGCCAAAAACAGGAGCAATTGTAAAAGCAAAAACTGCAAAGATAGTTCCTCAAAAAATTATACCAACTAATGTAAAAGATGTTACTGAGAAAAAAGAAGAAAGTGTAGGTGGTTTCAATCAGATCAAAAAAACCCTAAATTCTATCTTAGGTGTTTTAGCATCAAAGTTTAAGTTTGATAAGAAGCAATCAGATCAAGAAAGAAAAGAAAAAGAAACTGAGAAAAGAGGGAAAAGAGAAGCAGGTCTTGAAGGATTTAGAAAAGGTATCTCTGCGATCTCTGGAGCAGCAAAGAAGATGCTTGCTCCTTTTCAAAGTATCATAGATCGTATCTGGAAATTTATATTCTTCACTTTACTTGGTAGAGCATTTACTCAGTTGATGGGTTGGTTAGGTGACCCAGCAAATAAAAAGAAAATTCAAGTTCTCGGAAGATTTTTAAAGGACTGGTGGCCCACATTACTTGGTGCTGCTATTCTTTTCTTTACTCCTTTCGGAAAATTTGTTAGAGTAACTTTAAAAATAGTTGGATCTTTTGCTGGTAAATTAGTAAAGTTAATACCAAGAATAGCAAAAGCAGTTGCTGGACTAGGAAGATTTGCAGCCGCTAATCCATTAGCAACTTTAATTACAACAACTGCTGTTGCTGGAACCATAGCAAGAACAGGGGAAAGAGAGAGATTAAAACCAGAACTTGATAAGCAAAGAGAAAGCGCAGCGGCAACTCAGAAAGATCCTGGAGCTCCTTGGTATAAGAAACTTGGTGGATTTTTCGCTCAACAAGAACTAACAACAGGACAACAACAGCAGGGAATTGTTGCTCCAGTTCCAGGAGCAATGTTTAATGCTGGAGGAGAAGTACCTAAACTATCGACTGGTTATGATGGTATAGACAGCACAACAGGACAAAAAGTATCTGGATTTGGTCCTGATACTCAGATGATTATCGCTCAACCAGGCGAAGTTGTAATGAATAAAAAGACAGTTGATGCTGTAGGTGCGAATAATCTTCTTGCTTTAAATCGCCAGTATGGTGGTCCTGGTGCGAATAAACCCAAGATGGGTAAGATGTATAATACTGGTGGTATTGTTGGTAATATTACACCAGAAAGTTTAGAAAGAACTTATATACAGGGACAAAAGTCTGGAATGAATCCTGATGCATTAAAAGCAATCGGTGATGAAGCATTCTTACTTAAGAATTTCGGTGTCGGTGGAACCTGGAAAAACTTCAAGGGAAGTGGTGCTTCTGATATGAGAGGAGAACCACTACCAAGAAAACAAGGTGGTGGTATTGTTGGTATGCAGGGTGGTGGTAATATTCAGGTAAAAATTGGAAGTCCAAAGATGACTTCTTCCCGTTCTGCTTGGGATGCACTTAATAATGCTAGGACGCCATTAAAATATGCTATAGGAGACGCAAGAAAAAGATTATTTGATTTGGAAGGATTCAAAAATAGAAATATTGATAATAACGTAAGACCTTGGTGGGAAAGAATTAATCCTTTTAGGGATAAAAGAACTTTTGCTGATAAATTACCGGGCAAACCAATAGAAAACTATAGAATGCCTGGATTTGATTTAAGAGAATGGAGTGATTTAAAAAGTTTTAGAGAAAGTCCATATCCATATAACCCGAATCCAAAAAGTCCAAAAATTAAATATGCTCCTGGTGATAGATATAGAAGACCTGGAATTGATAGACCACTGATGCTTCAAGGTGGTGGAGAAGTTACTGCTGAGAGTTTAGAAAAAACTTATATTCAAGGACAAAGAAGCGGAGTAAATCCAGAGACTTTGAAGGCAATCGGCGACGAAGCATTCTTACTTAAGAATTTTGGTGTTGGTGGGACTTGGAGAAACTTTAGGGGAAGTGGTGCTTCTAATATGAGAGGAGAACCATTACCAAGAAAGCAAGGTGGAGGACCAATCCGTGGCTTAGTCAAGGAAAATAGTGGATTTAACATTCGCGGAGCAACTGCAGACAGACAACTTACTGCATTGCAACCAGGCGAGTATGTTCTTCCTGTAGATACTGTATCACGTCTTGGAACTTCTTTAATTGATAAACTTGTTGCTATGACTGATAGT